GTAGGAGCTTCGCATTCCATCCTCCAGGTCTCCTGTGAGGTATAGGGCGTGGGTGATGAGTTCGGTTGGGTGGTTGGTTCCATCTTTGACCTCATTCAGAAGTTTGTGGGCTTCGTAGTAGTTCATCGGCGTAAGATGCTCTGGATTTGCTGACGAATCTCAAGCGGGATCTGCTCTCGCTTCTTGCGGTCCTCATCCAACTTGACCAGCGCGGGATCTCGCTCAGGACGGCTTGGGACGGTGAGCTGTGTTCCGGGCTTGATCTTCTGATTCCGCACCCAGTTGCGCCAGGTTGCATCCCAATCGGTCTTTACGCCCTTCTGCCCGGGCTGGGCGATCCAGTAGTCCTTGAAGCTCTCGAACACTTCACGAGCTGTGAGGTCTGGCCGCTTCTCTTTGCAGAAGTTGGCCCACTCATCCGACAACAAACAATCAGGGTCTAGGCGCGTTCCGCGCTTCTTAACTGGGTTATGTGTTATGGGTAATGGGTTATGGGTAGCATTGCTTTCGGATTGCGTTGGCAATGCGTTCGCATCTAAGCCCTTGTTCCATCTGGCTTTCGCACTATCCCTGGCCTTCTCAGACTTGCGATTTACGGCATCAATCTCGCGCTGCACACGCTCTGAAATGTAGCCATCGTCAGTCCATGTGAAGAACTCACAAAGAACAGTCGCAATGCACTCGGTATGCGAACGCATCCCTATCTGCCTGGCGATTTCTGTCTCGTCAAGTGGTAGTGGCCGCTCGTGAAGGTAGCACCAATCAAGCAAACGGCGATAAGCCAGATCCTCAAGGAGATCGAGGTGGCCAGTGTGGGACTTGTAGTCCTTAATGTTGAACTGATAGTAATGCATCAGTCGTCCTTGGGTGGACAGCCTCAGGGTGAGAATTCCGAGGCGGGCCAACCCATTGCGGGTTTGAATCGGGCCTGAAGCCGTCCAACCAAGGACACTGACTGCAGACCCGCCTTATGCGCTTCTCACGGCGCGTTCCAATCATAGACCGACCACTGGGTCTGCTGCAAGCGTTTCTTTAAACCATTCAGGACGCAGCTCTTTGAGTTGGAGAAGCCGAAGCTGCGGGACGGCCTTCCATTGGTAGATCGCAGGGGGCTTGATGTTTAACAGCTTCGCCAGAGCCGTAACACCACCGGCCTTCTCGATAAGCTCTTTCTTGTCCATGTCTTTCCTTGGGTGGGGCCAGCTCTCATAAAGCAGAGTGGCTGCCTGCTGATAATTCGTGATACCAGGCCGCACGGAGCTAACCCGTTTCTGGCCCCGCTTCAGTGTAAGCGAGGTTTACATAAGGGCACTTAGGGAAAGTCCTAGGTTCTCATGCCCATAAGATCGCTTACAGTCACACCCATGCCGCTAGTTCGCGGTCTCTGGAGCGACAAATGAAGATCCTTCCATGCAATCGGTGCCAGCACTACATACACCACGAAGGCAACCCCTCTGCCTTCTCAATGTGCGGCCACCCAGAAGCCCAAAAGATTGACTATGTGACCGGCAAGTCAGAACCCATGTTCTGCACGGTCCTGCGTGCTATGCATGGCCGCTGCGGCAACGAAGGTAAGTTGTGGGCCTTTGACGATGCCTTCCCCCCTTCTGAGGAGTGGGAAGCATGAACGAGACCATCAAGTGGAACAAACTCACAGAAGCTGATCCTCCCGAAGAGATTGGGCTTCTCCTCTTCTACAAAGGTGAGGTGTTCTGGGGTGACTGGGATGGGCAGGACTTCCGCGATGCTTATACCGGTCTTGTTGAGTCAGCCGATTACTGGGCAATTGTGAAAGGTCCGCAATGAGATACGCATACCGTCCCCGCGAAGAAGAGATCGAAGCTCGCCGCTCTGCAGCAATGGATGTATTGACTGCGGTCGCTCTTGGTTTCTGTGGTGCAACCTTCTTTTTCTTCTACCTATGAAACACATCGCATCAGCCCTGGTCAAGGCTCAGAAAGAATTTGGCCCTGCTCTCAAGACCTCCTCTAATCCTCACTTCAAGTCTCGATACGCAGACCTGGCGGCTTGTGTGGAGGCAGTCGTAGACGCTCTGAACGCAAACGGGATCATGCTCATGCAGCAAAACTCGGAATGCTCAGATGGCGTGATTGTCGAGACTGTGTTTATCCACGAGAGCGGAGAAACCATGTCCTCTGGAAAGCTCCATGTCCCGGCCTCAAAGCAAGACCCTCAAGGGTATGGGTCAGCTCTGACATACGCAAGGCGCTACAGCCTCATGGCGGCTTGTGGGATCGCACCGGAGGACGATGACGGTAACCAAGCAGTCAGGGGCACAAACTCCGAGGACAAAGCCTTTGAAGATCAATACCTTGATTCCCTACGCAACGCAGCCCTGGAAGGCATGGCGAGCCTAGAAGCGGCCTTTAAAGCGATTCCTGCATCTGCAGCGAAGTCTCGGTTCTGGACGAAGCACCAGCAGTCTCTGAAGGGAGCCGCTAAGTGAGCGATCAAAGAACGCCCGAGTGGTTCGCTCAACGGGCCGGTAAGGTCACCGCATCCTCTGTGTATAAGGTCATGGCAAAGACCAAGACCGGATATTCAGCAGACCGGGAGAACTACCAAGCCAAACTGGTCGTTGAGAGAATGACCGGCCAACCCGCCAAGACCTACTCAAACGCAGCAATGGAGTGGGGGGTAGAGCAAGAGGCAAACGCTCGGGCCGCATACGAGGCCCAGACGGGGAACCTGGTTGAGGAGGTGGGGTTCATTCCTCACCCTTCAATTGAGATGTGCGGGGCCAGCCCAGACGGGATCGTTGGCGAAGGACTGATCGAGATCAAGTGCCCAGAGACGAGCACGATGATTGAGATGCAGCTCAACCGCAAGATCCCTGACAAATATCTAAAACAGATGCAGTTGCAGATGCGCTGCACAAATAAGAAGTGGTGCGATTTCGTGTGTTTCGATCCACGGATGCCACAAAGACTTCAGCTCTTAATCATTCGCGTGGAGCGAGATGAGAAGCTGATTGGGGAGATGGAAGCCGAGATCGTCAAGTTCCTGGCCGAAGTCGATGAGAAAGTGAAAAAACTGGAAGCAATATGAGCAAAGTTCTGTACGAAGTCACCGCCATCGTGGGCACCTACACCAACAAAGACGGCGATGAGAAGAAACGCTACCTCCGAATTGGATCTGTCATTGATACGAAAAACGGTCCTATGCTGAAGCTTGACTGCTCGCCCTTCAAAGAAGGAGGCTGGGATGGATGGGCCTACATGAACGCGCCCCGTGAGGAGGATAAGCGCAAGGGTAAATCCGAGGATGTTCCCTTCTAAGCCGCCTCATTATCCGTACTTAAACGAATGGAGCCAATGATGCACGGAGCACACAGAAAGAACGATCCAGAGACCTCGAAAGAGGCTTCTAAATTGGACATCAGCTACTTAGAGGCAAGGGTCTATGAACTGGTGAAGTTCAGGCCCTCGACAACAGAGGAGATCGCATTCGCTCTGGATCGGTCTCTTCAATCCATCACTCCCAGGATCGCACCACTCAGGCGCAAGGGTTACATCTTTGACTCTGGCATCACGCGAGGTGGTCTATCCGGGAGACAACGGATAGTCTGGGCAGCATCCGACAAGATTGTTCCCGAGCCGGTACGGTCCAAAAAATTGGAGGAAAAGGAGATCCTCCAAATCGCGAGTCGGCACACCAAGTATATGACCGGCAAGACGGCCTGGGCGATGGATGTTGTGTCTCTCATTCGAGAGCTTGAAGCCAGGTGGGGTATCAAATGAAGATCAAAGCATTGAGACTCGTGCGACAAATGTGGGCGGTGCCAGGGGTCCCTAAAGAGACACAGAGGCACAACATGAGGCAGTGGGCCAGGAGCATCAAGCGCCTGGGTGACAAATGGCTTTTAGCAAAGAACTATGTACCGCAATCTAGAAATTGAGATCCTGCGTTGGGCTGAGGCCCGTCAGATCATCCCCAACTCATCGACAGAGAAGCAGCTCCTCAAGTGCGTAGAGGAACTAGGAGAGCTTGTTGGGGCCACTCTGAAGGGCAATCGAGAGGCCCAGATTGATGGCTTTGGAGATGTCCTGGTGACCTTGATCCTGGCGGCTGACCTGGCGGGGTTGGATCTTGTCTCATGCCTGCAGAGGGCTTATGAGGAGATCAAAGACCGCAAGGGAACGCTGACCAAAGAGGGAATCTTTGTGAGGGAAGCATGAGATTAGGCGAATGGTTTGTCACCCTCTGGATGATTACCTTTTTGGCGGTGATCTTTCTGTCTCCGTTTGTGACTCTTGCTCTCATTTTGAGATTCATCTTCCAATGAAAGCACTTGTCCTGGCTCATGCCTACCTCATAGGGGCAACCATTCGCACCCCTCAAGAGAACCGATCTCCAACAAAAGAAGAAGTTTTAAGAGCAATCCGTGAAGAACTCAATCAGCAGACAACAAATCGTAGACCTGCTTATCGAGCTTGGGCCAATGACCATGCGAGAGATCGCAGACCAACTGAAGATTGATCTAGACCGCATCAGGAGCTTTATAGGCTCCACACGCCAAAAGAAACCAGGCGTGATATACATCCAGTCCTATCGTAGAGACGAAGAACTTGGAAGGCTCTATCCAAGGGCTGTGTGGGCCGCGGGAAACCTTCCAGACGCTAAAAGGCCTCCTAAGTTGGGGCACCCGGAATACAACCGCAGAGCGCGTAAGAAGAGGAAACAAGCAGTGGCTTCGATCTTCCATCTTCATCTCAAGTACGAAAACAATCAAGCCAAACTCAACCTAAGTAAGACCTTCAATGCTCCCGATGTACACCTGGGATAAAGACAGGGAACTGTGTAAAAAGTGCGCCCACTACAGACCCATCGAAGACAACCCAAAATACAACTCTGGGGTCATTGTGATGTGCTGTGACGCAAACCCCGCCAGGGGAAGGCGAGGTATAGGGAGTTGTATTGACAACCGCACCAGAGGCCCGTGTGGGCCTTTGGGAGCGATGTTCAAGCCTAGTTCATTCGCCGGGCTTTGATCTTTTCCAAGATCTGCATGGCCTCGTCCTCAGAGACTGGCATTGCCTCGTTGAAAAGCTCACCGTTGTCGGCCAGGTTCATGAGCTGAAGAACCAACTCCTCCAGCTCCTCTTGGGTGCCTTCAAACTCATCAAAGCACCCAGGAGCGAACTCAATCGTGTACTTAGTCGGCATAAAGCTTCCCCCGGAAATAGGCATTGCCATCGTCTCTCACAGCACAGAACTCTGGATGGAGAAGAACCCCGTTCCTCCAGGTCAGAACCGCAAACCCTGACTGCCAATTCAATCCTGGCTTTCCGAGGCGATAGTCGAACTCCTTCTGGTCGTCATCGGCCAGCATCCCTGTTTTGATGCCGTAATGAGTTCCCTTAAAGCCTCTATGTGCTTTCGTGCCTAACTCATGGGTGTGGCCGGTCACTGTATGACAGCCTCCCTTTAATACATCGTTCCATCCCGAATGGACTCCAGCGTGCCAGTCATGCAGGATCACCATGTCCTCGTTGACATCAATCCGGTCTGAGTCGGCCCACTTCGGGAGATGGTCTCTAAGGGTAAACCCTCCAATGCCTTCGTATTCAGGTACTTGAGCGGAGAGGCGAGACTCAAATCTGGCGCAGTGGTTGCCATAAGTTCTGAACAGGTGAGTCCCAGGCTGGATGGCCTGCTCAATGTCTGTTGTCCTTTGAATCACCGCATCAAGTTCATCCTTAACACTGGGGGGCTTCTTCCAGCGGATTCGAGGATGCCTGCTGATTGAGCCACCGTCCAAAATATCCCCATTAAGGACGACAGCCTTGACCTCAGAGCCGAGATCGACAATGAGGTTACAAAGGGCTTTATGGGCCATCGGGATCACTTCTGGTGTGTAGTGAGCATCCGACCCCACTAAGACAACCCCATCGTGGATCTCAAGCCGGTTCACATCCCGGCGAGCGGCCATGATGGCTCTCGTTACGGTTGGATCGTGCTTGACGGCCTTTGGACTGTTTGAGACCAAAGCAACCCCGTATCGAGCCTCTATTGCATCCCGCCGAGCGTAGATGCCGCGAATACTAACCCCCAATTGCTCGGACATCCGAGCGGGTGAGCCGCCAGCAGCGTGCCATGCGGAAATGAATTGCTCATCCCTCTTTTTGCTCGGGTGCCCCATGCAAAACTCCGTACAAGACTGTTTCTAGAACATTGATGACCGAATGCTCAACAGCATCAAGATTCGGTTCTGCGCTCCGGTCTTGTGCGGCAGCGATCAATTCGTGGAGGAAAACATGGAGCACTTCGTGGAGTGCTGTCTGTGAGAGGGTTTTGTCGTTTATCGGCGTTGCGCCGAAATCCCCCAAGCGGTAAGTCGCTAGCTTTGCATCATCGTTGAACTCGATTGATGCCATCGCGTCTTTGGCCTGTTTATGGCCTGGCTCTATTCGCCATCGGTGCAGGCCCAGAAGATCCTGCCATTGCTTGACGAAATCATCAAACTGCTCTGCCTGAACTACGGTAGGAACATTCTGATGTTTCGGCATACTCTATAGGCTTGAGAGGAAAAGCTCTCTTTCTGCCTTCCTGCGTTTAACGAGTCCCGTTAAAACCTTCCCGCCACCCTTGGTCCAGTCCATCAGGTGATCGGCAGCGGCCTCCCACTCTCCTCTGTTCGCCTTAATGCGGATCTGAGAGCGTTGTAGGTTCCCTAGCCCTGCGTTGTAAGCAAAAGAGACCAAAGCATCGAATGCGCCTTGATACTCAGTAACACCGGGAACAAGCCGAAGAACACCGCGTTCAAAAACGCCGATGTCATCTCGGAATAGATCTTCCACTTCCTGCTTCGACCACATACGGGAGTCCTCAGCCCTGAGCGGATAGTCGCCCCTGAGTTGCCCGTTATAACCTTCTTTTCTGACAACAGGAAGTCGGATCTGGTCTTGGTAGAGAACATGGCCGTATCCAATCGTCCAGATCGTTGCTGGGCACAAATAAGGTTTGAGTCGGCACCCCTCGAAGTGGTGCATCAACTCAATTCCCTTCTCCGAGGTCTTCACTTCTTATTGAATCCGCGAGACCCGAACCAGTACGCAATGATCCCCGAAAGAAGAACCATCTCTTCCTCGCTGAAGATGATCTCAGAGACACGGAGGAAGTCGTCCAGGCTTCGGATGATGTTGGGATCTGTGAATGCGTAGTAAGTAATCGCCGCATTGATCGCCAGAAGCTCCAACACAAAGATGTAGGTGATCGTGGGCCTGACAGACCCGATGTAGTTCACCATCCACCGAGAGGCTTTTTCAATGATCTTCTTGTCGTGATCCAGAGCCGCCTGTGTCATCTCGGCCTGGGTCTGCATCGTTACTTGCTCAGTGCGGATCTCTTCAATCCGCTGTTGAGCAGCAAACCCTTGAGCGGCCATCTGAAGATCACGCTCGGCAGAGATGCGAGCAAGATCACGCTCGTGAGCCTGGTCCGCTTTGGCCTGGAAGAACTCGAGAAGCTTAGGAAGGCCAGAGATTAAAAGCCCACCCAGGGTCGAAAGTAGACTGAGCATCAGATCACCATTGCGTAAATAAAGAGAACCATCCCCACACCTCCCACAGCGATGGAGGCATAGAGCAGGGGCATCATCACTGCAAGAATGGCGGCAGAAGATAAGACGATTGACAACTGGAGCGCCATACCCGCATACGAGAAGAATGGTGACCGGGATTTCGCGGCATCACGAGCAGCCTCTGCAGCCCGAGCCTTCTCAGATATCTCCTCCATGTCGGCTCTCTGCTTTTCTGCTTTGTCTTCACGGCCAGAGGTCTCATAAATGGTCGCCCGTACATTCTTGGCTTGGAACCACGCCCAATAGTTATTCGCAGCGATGGTCCCGTTCAGAACCTTACTCGAGTTACTTGACCCGTACATCCCATTGATTGCTAAGAGAAGAGCAAAGATGGAGATGGTCAGAGCAGCCCACTGTTTGACATAGGCCTCTCTCTCGGACCTTGAGGCAGTAGGAGAGGGTTTCAGAACCCACATTCACGGGTCTCCTTGCAGTGTCCATATCCCAGAACTGCCATATATCCCATCCCCCCAAGAGCGGCCACGATGATGATTGCACCGATAGCAGCCTCTACAGCTTCTGCGATTTCTTTCTTTCGCTTGGCTGCAGCTTCCTTTTCTTTACGGGCGTTGTGAGCGTCATCCCGGTTCATCTGGGCCACACGGATCTGGATGTTCTGCCAGACATCAGCGTTTCCACTTTGGAAGAAGAGCATCTTCAGCTCTTCCTCAAAGGACTTCTGCTGCATCAACTCCAGTTCGACCTGGACCGCAGCGCCCATGTTGGAGCCGCCCTGCTTCTTGGCTTGATTGACCGCTTTCGTGCACTCGTGTTTTGCATCGAAATACTTCCCCAAAAGAGGGCCAAGAGACCGTACATCATCGACAGTCTTTGAGGCCTTCTTAATGAGGCTGACCGCTGACGAAACAGCGGCCATTGCGGTCAACGGATCAATCACAGCTTAAAAGCTACAGAGAGCAAAAGAATGATGATCGCGCCAGCACTCCCTATGAGGATCTGCTCCAGCCTTTTGAGCCGAGCATTGATCCCTGCATAGCGTTCAGCGCAGACGGCCTCGTGTGTGCTCAAACGGGATTCCACTTCGCTCACCATTTCTCACCTCACGGCTTGACCGGCCAAGTTACATCCCACGGGAATCCCGCTTGAGATGGAACATCTCGCAAAGCCTGGCGATAAACCTCCCACACGCCGGGGATGTTCTCGTTTCGCTCCAGATGCTTAATTACTACCCAATCTGTATCCTTTAGCCGTGAATCACGATCTGCGCGGACGGACTTGGACTGCTCCGCGTCTTTGGCGGCAATAGCCCCAGCGTCCATGTCGGCCACGCTGTACTTGGTTAGCCACCGGCCTTGACCATCTTGCTCAACCCCATCGCGGAAAGCGACCTGATAGCGAGTGGGCTGCGCCTGCGGACCCTCAAATACCACATCGCCACCAAATGAGTTGATGATCTCCTCAGTCAACTGTTGTGGGAATCCGGTGCTGGGGAACATGGCGCGGAATTCGCCGTGGGTCACCACTGCGCCGGTTTCTCTGATGCGAATGTTCATGATGTTTCCTTATGCGATGGCGAGGAAGATGTAGGTTCCGCCTGATGCGTTCAGCCCTGCCGGAGCTGCTGCCGTAACTTGAAAGCCTGTAGTATCGGTATCCACATAGTTAGTTCCAGTTACTTCCGCATCAGTGGTATTTAATAGTATATAAGGGTCGTTTCCACTGCTGAGTCCTCTGGAAGAATCATAGGTGTACCAGTCACCTGTGCTGTCAGTGCGCTTAATTAGCACGAACCGAGCGCCACCAGTAAATCCGCAGTTGATCGTTTGCAACGCGCCCGTGCCAGTGTAACTGCCAACTTTACTGACGCCCGCCACAGTAGCAAAAAGAAACGCGATATATGTACTGCCAGAAAAATTAACTGGCCCCGCTGTACCAACTGTAAACACACTACTGGTGGGAGTAGTATTGTTCCAAGCCCCAGCAGAAGTTGCCTGAGAGTTTGTAAGATTTAGAATTAGATATCTTGTGTTTCCGGTGGTAGCAGTGTATACCCACCAACTATCACTAGAGTCGCGCCGCTTCACAATCATTAACTCAGGGATGGCACCCAAGTTGTGATTGAATGTAGTCGCACTTCCAGTGCCCGTATAGCAAACCACATCAAAAAAGCCAGGGGCACGCTTAAACAAATAATTGATGAATGTATTTGCTGATGCGTTTGTTATGGTTGATGTCGTGCCAACTTTAATGCCATCCATCACACTCCAAGGGTTTGCCTGAAGGATAGTTGCCCCTGCTGCTGTTTCTGGCGATACACCCGAAGTTTCAAGATACCCGTTATCAAGTGGACGCGCAGAAAACAAGTCTCCAACTGCTGACCCACGGTTTTTTATCAGTACCGCGTCATCTGTCTGGCCACCAGTAACAGTTGCATTAGCACCTGTGCCAGATCGTGCATTTATTCCAAAAACACTCGTCCCAGTTGTTGGCGTCCTCATCGGTCCACGCCGAATGGCGATGTAGACATAATTGATTGTTACACCCATCCCAGAGACAGAAAATCCTGTGCTATTTATTGCTGGAGTGTTGAGAGTAATTTCTGCGTTTGTTGTATTTGCATACAACCATTTGTCATTATTTCCGCTTGCAAAAAATCCACGCATTGTGTCAACCAGAATCCAGCTTGCCAATCCTGCACCTGCCGTGGTTGACTTAATCAATACCCATTGAGGTTCATAACCCACATTTATGGTGGCATTCCCAGATGCGTCTGTTGTGAATGTGCCGCATGAAATCACATTGTCCGTACCCGCTAGTCCAAAGCCGCCTGCGTCATGGGCGAAGAGGTAAGCAATGTAAGTTCCACCAGACGCATTGACATCAGTTGCAGTGCCGAGGCTGAAGTTTGTACTTGTTGCAGTCGTGCTATTCCAATATGTTGCGCCTGTTGCTTTTGCGGCAGTGGTATTGAGTACCAAATACTCAGTATTTGCAAGGCTGCGGTGATATACAGCCCACGCCCCAGTGGTGTCGGTGCGCTTGACCATAATGCAGCCAGGCACAGAACCAAGATTGTGGGCAATGGTGCGATTGCTTCCGTTGCCCGTATAAGTCACCACATCAAAGAACTTCGCCTGTTCGCGGAATGCCCAGGAAGTGTAGGTGGCTGCATTGGTGTTTATCTTGGCAAGCGCGCCAATTGAAAATCCACTGGATGAAAAGGCGGTCAAGCCCGTAGATTGAGTGGTCTGCGCTGTAGTTAAGTTTGAACCAAGATCAAAAGTTGCACCACGCGATGTATCGTACAAAGCATGGTCAGTCGCTCCTGAGCGACCTTTCATCCAAACTAATCCGCCCCTACCTGACAGATCAATGCCGTTGGTGATCGTCTGCGTAGAACCGTTGCCGGTGTAGAGCCATGTGCTGAACACATCCTCAATGTAATTGATATCGTTGCTGACTGCTGAAGTGTTAGAGCTAAACATCAGTCACCTCACACGGTGTAGTTCTTGCCAGCATCGGAGCCGTACCAATTTGTTCCATCAGCCGTGAAGATGTACTTGTCCAACTTACTTGCGGTTGAGGTAATGGTGGGGGCAGTGCCTCCAGGCCATTTCACCGCAGCAGGCCAGGTTGCTGTCCGAGAGCCGGTTCCATCTTGCTTCAGAAGCAGAATGAAAGACCGACCGGCGGTTGCGGTTGGAAATGTGAATGTGCAATTACCAGTCAGGGTCAGGATCTGAACTGATCCATTTGCCAGATCAATGGTATATGCCGTGCCGGTGTTGGCCGTTGCCACTTCCTCGGTATAGCCATTGGTAAATGTACCGGCCTCAATGGTCTTGTTGGTGAGCGTTTGAGTACCAGTAAGAGTGACATCACCAGCCGTTGCCCATCCAAGATTTGCAGCCCCGTCCGTTTTTAGAACTTGATTCGCGGTTCCGTCAGAAGTCGGGAGAATCCACTGGATATTCGCGGCAAGTGCAGCAGGCGATTTGAAGCCCGTGTAATGCGTGCCATTGTCCGTGTCCTCGTAGAGCTTTAGATCAGCCGCCGAAGAGGATGTGCCCTTGGCTGCGAGCGTCCCAACAACCGTGATCGGGTCTCCAGCATCACCAGCCTGGAAGTCCTTCAATTGGGCCATAAGCTCACGGATGGCATCGTTGATACCACTAGGGGCACAACCCTCAGCAATGTTGATCCCGTCAATGTCGGTGTTATTACCGGCGGTTGCGGAGAATTCTGAGATTTTGGTCTTCGGCATTTGATGCTCCTTGATCCGATTCTATTTACTGCGCGTTGCTTTATCTAGCGGCCCAAGAACCGCAGTTGCTCTTCCTCGATCTCTGGAAGAGTCAACAGGCCTTGAGCAGTGATCGCCGGGGCTGCTCGCATTACTCCACCTGTGACTTGCGGGATCTGGCCTGCTCGCATGATGTTTGCCAAATCCTCAACAGATGATCGGCGCATCGCTGTTGCGCCAGCGCGAGAGGCGGCCGCTCCAGCCGCGAGAGGAATGCCAACAGAAGGGGCCATTACGCTTACACCGCCTGTAAAAATTCCACTAACAGGGCCAGTTGGGGCGAATCGGCCAAAGAATTTCAGAAGATTCTGAGTAGTCCCACCCTTTGATGCTTTAGTGATTGCATCCTGCTCATCTTTAGTGAAGAGGCGCATACGCTTCTCGTTCTTGGCGAGATCACGCAGTTGCTTGGCCAGCGAGTTTTCTTCGCCAGACTGGGTGAACTTACTGCGATCCAGCTTTGCGGTCTCGAGCATATCCTCAAAGACCTCGGCCTTCTTCATCCGAGAGTAGGCGTTTCGGGCCTCGTCCCAAGCCTTCCCAACGGCCTTTGCATCGCCAGACACGATGTCCGTCTTTGGAACGCTCGTTAGGTAGTTGTCGTACTCATCTAGAAGAATAGAAGCCAACCGGCGCTCTTCTGGATCAACGCTCTTCTGTCCAGCCTTAATCATTTTGCGAAGGGCCTGGAGTTCGGTCCAATCCTTCGGCTGGGCAGTAGATGTCAGCTCCTCAATCGCCCCGGTAATCTTTGGATACCCAGTAGGTGTATACCCTTCATTTCGGAGCGTTTTGGCGATATTGCCCATGCGCTGAGTAAAGGCTTCGTTGTTGAGCTGAATGCCAGACTCTTGGAGTTGCGCATACCGATCTTCGGCCACCTTACTCAAAACCTGCTGAGAAGGAGCCTCACGCTGGGGACGCTTCATGCCGCCAACAGCGCCGGTTGCCAAAGTCGTGGCAAGACCAGCCAATGGGTTATCCGTGGCCTCTGTGACCGCTTGACCAGCCATTACAGCAGTCGGTGCCACTGCGGCCTGGGTTCCGGGTGCAACAGCCATTTGGCGAGAAATGCCCTGGGCAACAGAAGGAGCGATCTCTGCCCCGCGTCGAATGAACTCTGGCATGGTACGGCCAAGCGAGGTCATAGTTTCCAAACCAGCCGATGCCACCCGCTCAACAGGAGTCTGAGTCTCCGGGGCTGCAGGAACACCAGCGCGAGTCATTAGGTTCTGAATTGCTTGGCTTGCAGG